CCAAGAAGGCCCAAGGCGGCAAGCGTGTGATCTACACGGCCCATCATCCCGCCTGGGACGCAAAGACCCGTATTGCGCTGCCGGAAGTCGTTGATCTGGATTACAGCAAAATTGCGTTTGCTTTTGAGCCGGAGACGAAGACTCCACCCCCCGCAGCCGAGCCGGAGGAATCTGCCTATGAGCAGTTCCGCCTGGTCATGGCTGAGAGCGGTGTGACCGAGGACGAGGTTCGGAAAGTTGTGGCCGTTAAGGGTCATTATGCCGAGTCGGTGCCGATCAGCGAATATCCCGCGAAGTTCATCTCCGGCTGGCTTATCAAGTATTGGCCGCAGATCGTTGAAATCATCGATAACGGGCGCTCTGCCCGAGACTAACAAGGAGGATAAACATCATGGCTGAGAACTATCAGAACGATCAGAATATGTTCCTTGACTGGAACGACACCATCGAGAGTGATGGTCAGGAATTTATCACCCTGGAAGAGGGCGACTACATCTTTGAGGTCACGGGTTTTGAACGCGGTCGTTTCCCCGGCGGTCAGAAGATCCCCGCCTGCAACAAGGCCGCTCTCACCCTGCAGGTCAAAACCGATGCCGGCACCGCCGTTATCAAGACCGACCTGCTCCTGTACAAAACGATGGAGTGGAAGCTGTCCTCATTCTTCCGCTGCATCGGGCAGAAGAAGCATGGTGAGCGTGTGACGATGGACTGGACCAAGGTTATCGGCAGCAAGGGCCGCGCTCATTTCAAGCCCCGTACCTATACGGACCGTGACGGCAATGAGCGTCAGGCAAACGATGTCGACCGCTTCTATGACTGGGAAGAGCAGTATTTCCCTGTGGAACGTGTACGTATGGCGGAACTCGCCGGGGATGACGATGAACTCCCTTTTAACTGAGGAGGGCCGCCATGTTTCAGCTGAGACCTTATCAGGCTGAGGCGAAACAGGCGATTCTTGCCGCGTGGGACGAGGGGTATCGCAAAACTCTCCTCGTCCTGCCGACAGGCTGCGGCAAGACCGTTGTGTTTTCTTCGGTCACTGAAGATCAGGTAAAGAAAGGGCATCGTGTCCTTATCATGGCTCACCGAGGTGAGCTTCTCGACCAGGCGGCTGACAAGCTGCGGAGCGCGTCCGGGCTGGATTCCGTGCTGGAGAAAGCGGAGTCCTCCTGCCTCGGGAGCCCGCTTCCGGTGACGGTCGGCTCTGTGCAGTCGCTTGCGCAGGAAAAGAGACTCGCCCGGTTCCCGAACGACTACTTTCAGGACATCATCGTGGACGAGGCGCATCACTGCCTTTCCGACAGCTACCGCCGTGTTCTGGATCATTTCCCGGATGCCAATATCCTCGGCGTCACGGCGACCCCTGACCGCGGGGATATGAAGAACCTCGGTGAGTTCTTCGATTCCAAAGCCTACGAGTACAGCATGACCGAGGCGATCCGGCAGGGTTATCTCTGCCCGATCAAGGCGCAGATGATTCCTTTGGAACTAGATATCAACAGCGTAGGCATCAGCAACGGTGACTTTGCCGTTGGCGAGATCGGTCACGCGCTGGAGCCATATCTGGAGCAGATCGCACAGGAGATGGTCAATTACTGCAAAGGCCGGAAGACCGTGGTGTTTCTCCCGCTTATAGCTACCTCGCAGAAATTTTGCGCAATGCTCAACGCTGCCGGGCTGAAAGCCGCCGAGGTCAATGGCAACAGCGGTGACCGTGCCGAGGTTCTCTCGGATTTTGAGAACGGCAAATATGACGTTCTCTGCAACTCTATGCTGCTCACGGAGGGCTGGGACTGCCCGTCCGTTGACTGCATCGTTGTTCTCCGACCTACCAAGGTGCGTTCCCTCTACCAGCAGATGGTAGGCCGCGGGATGCGGCTTTCCCCGGGCAAGGATCATCTGCTACTTCTGGATTTCCTCTGGATGACAGCCAGGCATGACCTATGCCGGCCTTCTGCCCTGGTCAGCAAGGATGCTGCCATCGCGCAAAAACTGGACGTGCGGCTCATGAAAGATGACGGGGTCTATGACCTTATTGAATCTGAAGAGGAAGCCGAGCGTGATGTGCTGGCTGAACGTGAAGCCGCACTCGCGCGGGAACTGGCAGAGATGCGTAACCGCAAACGCAAGCTGGTCGACCCGCTCCAGTATGCCCTCTCCATTGCGGCGGAGGATCTGACGAACTATGTGCCGACTTTCACATGGGAAATGGCACCGCCGTCAGACGCTCAGATCGAGTTTCTGGAACGCAGGGGTATTTTTGCTGACAGCATTAAGAACTCCGGTCTTGCCTCACTGCTGATTGACCGACTCAAGCGTCGGCAGGATGAAGGGCTGGCAACGCCCAAGCAAATCCGCTGCCTGGAGAAGTACGGCTTCCGTCAGGTCGGCACATGGCAGTTCGATGATGCCAGCCGCATGATCTCCCGGCTGGCCAATAACAACTGGCGGATGCCTTATGGATTTAACGCCGCCGCATACAGGCCGCAAGGAGCATAAAACATGGAATCCAATATTCTCTCGGCTTTGAAAGCCATAGATGTATCTCAACTGTCCCGAGCTGACTGGATCGCAGTCGGCATGGCTCTCAAGGAAGAGGGCTACCCCTGCTCCATCTGGGATGACTGGTCCCGCAATGACAGCCGGTATCATCCCGGTGAGTGTGAACGCAAGTGGAAGAGTTTCCGCGGCAGCGGGAAGCCCGTCAAGGGCGGCACCATCGTACAGATGGCAAAGGATCGCGGCTGGACACCGTTCGGTGAGGACGGCTGCATGGCTTGGGATGACACCATCGAGTATGACGGCACCGACAGCTTTGTCGGCTTCACACCGCCTGCCGCTTGGGACCCGGCACAGGATCTCATTACTTATCTGGAACTGCTCTATGAGCCGGAAGACCATGTCGGCTATGTTACGAACGATGTATGGAAAGATGCCGAGGGGCGTTGGGTTCCGAGCAAAGGTGTGTATGACCGCACTGCCGCTGAGCTTATATCCTCACTGCGTAAGCACCCGAAGGATATCGGAGCAACCGTGGGAGACTGGAAGCCGGAAGTCGGCGCCTGGATTCGATTCAATCCCGTGGATGGCACAGGTGTGAAGAACGAGAATGTGACCCGTTTTCGCTATGCTCTAGTTGAGTCAGATACCATGCCGATCGCCGAGCAGGACGGTTTGTTCCGCAGGCTCGAACTGCCGATTGCCGCCCTGGTACACAGTGGAGGAAAAAGCCTGCATGCCATAGTGCGAGTCGATGCGGAGGATTATGACGAGTATCGCAAACGGGTGGACTTCCTCTACGACTTTCTCGAAAAGAACGGCGTCTCGGTAGATAAGCAGAACCGCAATCCCTCCCGGCTCTCCCGTATGCCTGGAGTTACACGCAACGGCAACCGCCAGTATCTTGCCGCTACCAACATCGGGCGGAAGTCATGGAACGACTGGATGGACTATGTCGAAGGCGTCTCGGACGAACTGCCGGACATGGTGCCGCTGTCGGCTTATCAGAATAATCCTCCCGCTCTTCCTGAAGTGCTGATCGAGGGTATCCTCCGTCGAGGACACAAGATGCTGATCTCCGGCTCCTCCAAAGCCGGCAAGTCATTCCTACTCATGGAACTGTGTGTGGCAATCGCGGAAGGACGACAGTGGCTGAACTTCCAATGCCAGCAGGGTCGTGTTCTGTATGTGAATCTGGAAATTGACCCGGCCAGCGCCGTGAACCGTTTTTTCAAGATCTATGAGGCTCTCGGCGTTCGGACCGAAAACATGGACAATATTCTGCTCTGGAACCTGCGCGGCCATGCCGTACCCCTGGATCAGCTTGTGCCGAAGATGGTACGGCGCGTCCGGGATCAAAAGCTGCAGGCGATTATCATTGACCCTATTTATAAGGTCATCACGGGTGACGAGAACAATGCCTCTGAGATGGGCGCGTTCTGCAACCAGTTCGATAAGATCTGCACGGAGACCGGCTGCAGCGTCATCTACTGCCATCATCACAGCAAGGGCTCCCAGGGCATGAAACGCGCTATGGACAGAGCGTCCGGCAGCGGCGTGTTTGCCCGCGACCCTGACGCCCAGCTTGACATGATTGAACTTGAGCTGACCGACGATATCAAGAACAACGTGCGTGACGGCAACGCTACCGCATGGCGTCTGGAATCCTCCCTGCGCGAGTTCCCGAACATCACGCCCATCAACTTCTGGTTCGAGTATCCCATTCACCGTGTCGATGTCGGCGGCATCCTCGGCGGCATGCCCGCCCAGGGTACGCCGAAGGCAGGCAAGCTGAACAATCCGAAGAGCAAGAGTTCCGATGAAGCCGCGGACGAGTTCCGCACCGCATATGACGCTCTCAACATGGACGGCAAAGTCACTGTCGCGGATCTTGCCGATTACCTTGGGATCTCGGATAAGACGGTTTATTCCCGGCTCAAGAAAATGGACGGTGAATATCTGCTTGAAAAGGGCGCGATCCGGCGCTCGGCCCCGGCACAGTAATTTTCTTCTTCGTTTCTGTTTCTATATGTCTATAGAAAGAAGAAAACGGTCGTTACACTCCCGAAGTGGGAAGGGCTAAAACGCCCGCCCTTCCCCTCCGAGGAGAGCAACGTAACAAAAAGGAAATGGAGAATCCAAAAATCAAGAGGTGTAGAAGGTTGAAACATTGTAATCTGAGCACCAAGCCCAAAAGGGCGCACAAAACCAAGCCCCCTGAAAAAGGGACTTTTCAAGAGTCTGGGAATGCGGTATAATCTAC